AACAGAAGCGCCGCCTGGGCAATCCCGGCAAGCGCTCTCTCCCCGTTGCCGGAAGTCTCGCCCTGGTCCCGCCGGCCACGGCCGGCAGCATCGAGGCCCTCGGCCCGCTCGGCGTCGAACTCTTGGAGGCCGGTGCGTCCGCCTGGCTGGGGCGGACGGACCAGTTGGTCCTGCTCCGGCTCATTGAAGACGGCTGGACCGAACGGACGCAACTCCGCTCCCGCTGGATCGCCTCCGACTTCAGCAACGACGGCATCGCCAAGCGGCTCGGCAAGGTTGAGGACGATCTGACGAAGTGGGTACAGCTCGCCGGCCTGACGCCGGTAGACCGCAGCCGGCTCGGCGTGGCCGAAGTGAAGGCGCGGAGCACGCTCGAGCAGCTCCGCGAGAGTCGCGCCCGAAGGGTTGGCCGCCCCGCTGGCTGACGCCCGTCCCTGCCGCCGACGTGCGGCGCGGCGAGGGCGGCGACGTCCTCGCGTTCGTCCGGGCTTACGGCCGCATCACGAAGGACAGTGTGGCCGGCCCGTCCGGCGCACCGCTCAACCCGCGGTACTGGCAGGAACAGCTTATCCGTCAGACGTTTGCCCGGACGTCGGACGGGCGTCGCCGCCACCGGATCGCCATGTGGGCGATGGCCCGGAAGAACGGCAAGACGGGCATCGTTGCCCCGGTCGCGCTCTTCGGCCTCTTCAACGAGGGCGACGGCGCCGAGGTCTATTCCTGCGCCGCCGACCGGGACCAGGCCAAGCTTGTCTTCGGGGCCGCCAAACGGATCGTCGAGATGGTGCCGGACCTCATGGCGGAGGCCCGCATCTACCGCGACGTGATCGAGGTCAAGAGCACCGGCTCGGTCTATCGGGCGCTCTCGTCCGAGGCGTACACGAAAGAGGGCCTTAGCCCGACGCTCGTGGTCTACGACGAGCTCCACGCGGCGCCGAACCGCGACCTCTATGACGTGATGGCCCTCGCGATGGGCGCCCGCATCGACCCGCTCATGGTCATCGTCACCACGGCAGGCGTGCGGACCGACATCACCGGGCAGGATTCGATCGCCTACAGCCTCTACCAGCACGGCATCCGGGTCGCGTCCCGAGAGGTCGACGACCCGTCGTTCTACATGGCCTGGTGGGAGCCCCGGAAGCGGGACGCGCCGATCGACTCGCCGGCGACCTGGGCCGAGGCCAACCCCGGGCTCGGGGACATCCTCGACGTGGCGGACATCCGGGCCGCGGCGCAGCCGGGGCGCACGCCCGAGTCCGAGTTTCGGATCAAGCGCTGCAACCAGTGGGTGACGTCCGTCCAGGCGGCGCTCCCGTCCGGGGCATTCGAGGACCTCGCGGCGAAGCGGACCATCGCCGAGGGCGAGCGGATCGTGCTCTTCCTCGACGGTTCGTTCAGCGGCGACTCCACCGGACTCGTGGGCTGCACGATGGACGGCCACCTCGACGTGATCGGGGCATGGGAGCGCCCGGTGGACGACCCGCACTGGCGGGTGGACATCGCCGCCGTGGAGGCCGCCGTGATCTCGGCCTGTGGCCGGTACGACGTGGCGGAGGTCGCCTGCGATCCGTTCCGCTGGCAGCGCTCGATGCAGGCGATGGAGTCGGCTGGCGTGCCGATCATCGAGTACAACACGGCCGGGCCCGCCCGCATGGTCCCGGCCTGGGCCAAGTTCTACGACGCCGTGACGGGCGCGAAGCTCACGCACTCGGGCGATCCGCGCCTGGTGCGCCACATCGGCAACCTCGCCCTCAAGGTGGACCGCCTCGGCCCCCGCCCCGTAAAGGAACACCGCGGCAGCCCGCGGAAGATCGACCTCGCCATCTGCGCCGTCGGCGCGTTCGACCGGGCGACGTACTACGCCGGGGCGCCCGGCCCCCAGGTAACGGAGTTCGCATGGTGACCCGCAGCCGCATCCTCGGCGTCGTCCTCATCGCGGCCGGGGCCATCCTCGCCATCGTCGGCGTCGGCCTGTTCTCCGTCCCGCTTGCCGTGGTCCTGGCCGGTGCCCTGATCGTCGGCGTCGGCCTGACCCTCGTCATCGAGGTGCGCTGATATGCCCAATCTCCTCCAGCGCATCCTCGCCAGCTCGCCCGAGCAGCGCGGCCTGACGTACCCGTCCGAGTTCGTGAACTTCGGCGGGCGGATGTACCCGCTCAACTTCCACCAGACGCTCATCGGCCCCAGGGAAGAGGTCGCGGGCGACTACACCGGGCTGGTGAGCGGCGCCTACGCCGGCAACGGGATCGTCTTCGCCTGCCTCAATGCCCGGATGGCGCTCTTCACCCAGGCCCGCCCGATGTGGCGCCAGCTCCGCAGCGGGACGCCCGGCGAGCTCTACAGCACGGACGAGCTGGACATCTTGCGGACGCCCTGGCCCAACGGCACGACGAGCGACCTGCTCGGGCGCATGACGCAGGACGGCGACCTCGGCGGGAACGCCTTCATCGCCCGGCGGGTCGGCAAGCTCGTGCGGCTGCGCCCCGACTGGGTGACGATCATCCACGGCGTCGAGCGCCGAACGTCCGACGCCTGGGACCTCGACGCCGAGGTCATCGGCTACGCCTACCAGCCCGGCGGGCCCGGCACCGACCCCGAGTTCCTTGTCCGCGAGGAGGTCGCCCACTTCGTCCCGGCCGGCCTGACCGACCCGCTGGCGCCCGGCCGCGGCATGTCCTGGCTCACCCCGCTCATCCGCGAGATCGAGGCCGACAGCGCGGCCACGAGCCACAAGCTCGCGTTCTTCCGGCAGGGGGCGACCCCGAACATGGTCATCACGGGCGTCCAGCCGGCCGCCGGGCAGACGCTCCAGGACTGGGTGGATAGATACCGGGCCAAGAACGAGGGCGTCGGGAACGCCTACAAGACGCAGTTCTTCACGGCCGGCACGACCGTCGAGGTCGTAGGGGTCAATTTGCGGGATATGGACTACAAAATGGTCACCGCGCTCGGAGAAACGCGCATCGCTGCGGCCGCCGGAACGCCAGCCGTCGTGGTCGGGCTCTCCGAGGGGCTCCAGGGCAGCTCGCTCAACGCCGGCAACTTCACGGCGTCCATGCGCCGCTTCGCCGACCTGACCGGCCGCCCGTGGTGGAGCAGCGCCTTCGCCTCGCTGGCGACGATCATCCCGACCCGGCCCGCCTCCGAGCTGTCTTACGACGACCGCTACATCCCGGCCCTCCGGGTCGACGTCAAGGACGCGGCCGAGGTCCAGGCCCTCAACGCGCAGGCCGTCCGCCAGTACGTCGACGCCGGGTTCGTGCCCGACAGCGTGGTGGACGCAATCAACGCCGGCGACATCAAGCGGCTCAAGCACTCGGGCCTCTACTCGGTCCAGCTCCAGCTCCCGGTGCCGGAGCAGCCCGAGCCGATGCCCACGCCCGCAGCGCTGGCCGAGCCCGTCAAGCCCGCCGAGATCCCCGCCACCGTCAGCAAGGAGGGCGAGTGATGCCCTGGACGATCGTGTCCGACAACCCGGACTGCTCCGGCTTCGCCGTGGTCAAGGATGACGACGGCTCGGTGGCCGGGTGCCACAAGAACGAGGCCGACGCCAAGGCCCAGCTCGCCGCCCTCTACGCCAGCGAGGAAGATGCCATGTCCGACACCCCGAGGACCGACCATCCCCGCGACGACCTGTACCGCGCGATGGCCGGCGGGGTCACCTCCGACGATGGCAGGACGCTCACCATCCGGCTCGCCCCGCACGACCAGTTCGCCGAGATCCAGTCGAAGACCGAAGGGCACTTCATGGAGCGGTTCGGACGGACGGCGTACAAGAAGTCGATGGCCGACAACCCGCCCAAGATCCTGTTCCAGCACGGCAAGGACCCGCAGATCGGGGAGAAGCCGATCGCCACGACGGACGAGGTCGGATCGGACAGCACCAGCCCATACGCTCGCGGACGCATCCTCGACGGCCTCCCCGAGCTGGTGGCGGACGGCCTCCGCAAGAACGTCTACGGCGCGTCCCATCGCTTCAGCGTGGTCCGCGAGTCGTGGGTGGAGAACCCGCCCGCCATGCCGCACAACCCGACCAGGCTCCCCGAACGCACGATCACCGAGGCCCAGCTCCACGAGCTCGGGCCGGTCACCTGGCCCGCGTACGCCTCGGCGTCCGCCTCGCTGCGGTCGCTCACCGACGAGTACCGCGGCATCCCCATCGAGCCGGAAGCACCCTCCCTCGACGCCGAGGCCGAAGCGCCTCACCTCGAGCCGGAGCGCCGCGACGAGCCGGTCACTGTCGCAGCCCCCCAGCCGAAGGAGAACATCCCCGTGGCAGACATCAGCACGTACATCACCCGGGAGGAGAAGGTCGCCCGCGTCGGCGAGATCGAGCGCGAGCTCGAGCGGATCGACGGTCAGTTCGACGGCAAGCTCCCCGACGAGCCGCAGGCCCGTTGGGACGAGTTCGTGTCCGAGAAGAAGGCGCTCCTCGAGGCCGTCGACGCCCACGATGCCCGCAAGCGCGAGATGGCCAGCCGCCACGTCGAGACCGGCGGAGTCGGCCCTAGCTACGAGCCCCCGGCCGTCAACGTCATCAAGACCCGCGACCTCACCAGCATCTACGATGTCCAGCGGGCCCGGCGCGAGTCGCGCAACGAGGCGCAGTTCGCCCAGACGATCCGCGACAACGCGATGCGCTCCGTCGAGGGTGCGTCGTTCGGGAACGCGCGCTTCCCGAAGCAGTCCGGGCAGAGCGACATGGCCGCCCTGCTCGACGGCAAGGACCAGTGCGAGCCGGCCGAGGTCGCCAAGCGCGTCCTCTACACCGGCAACCCGGCCTACCGCCGGGCCTACCGCAAGTTCCTCCTCGGCCAGACGTTCACGGCCGAGGAGCAGGCGGCATTCGAGGAGTCGCGCGCCGCGCTCGTCACCCTCTCGAATACGGCCGTGCCGTACGACCTCGACACCACGATGTCCATCAACACGGCCGGCGCCGTCAACCCCTACCGCGAGGCGTTCCGCGTCGTGAAGACGACGAGCAACGACTGGCGGCCGATGGTCTCCAGTGGCATGACGGCCGTCTACATCGGCGAGGCCGTCGCCCCGTCCGATGGGTCGCCGGCGTTCACGGCGCCGCAGCGGATGCTCCAGAAGGCGCACACCGTTGCCACGTTCTCGACCGAGATCCAGTCGGACTACCCCGGCCTCGAGGCCGAGCTGTCCCGCGAGATCGGCGATGCCAAGGATCTTCTGGAGTCGGTCCAGTTCACGACGGGTGCCGGCACGACGGTCTACCCCCAGGGCGTCTTCACCTTCTGGACGGCCAACTTCCTCGACACGACCACGACCCTCGTGATCGTGCCGGCCGACCTCTACGCCATCGAGGCGTGGATGGGCCCGCGCTACCGCGCCAATGCGGTGTGGCTGGGCAGCCCGTACTTCTACAGCCTCGTCCGCGGCATCGACACCGCGGGCGGCGCCGGCCTCTGGGTCGACAACCTCACC